ACCACGGCCTGCGAGGTTCGATCCAACGCCCACGGCATAGTACATCCCACCAGAGTCCGTGTCCCACCGACCAGAGGCTTTGCTGTCCGCCGCTAATTTTACTTCAGGGAAAACCTCTTTGTACTCATCCGTGTCAATCAGGTTTTTTGTCTTACGTCCAAAGTTAACAGCAAGCTCTGTCGTATGCGTAGCCTGAATGATCTTCATTCGCGGATTATTTCCCATCATCCACGCGGGAAACAGGAAGGAAGCAAACTCAGACTTCGTGTGCCGCGGTGCCATGTTTATAATCAGACGTTTCAACTCTCCGCTTGCAACGCGCTGAAACTTATCTGCTATGATTTTATGGTGACGGCCCGTGATGAAATCAGGCCACATACTTTTTACAAAAGTTAAAAAGTCCTTGCGACACGCTTCGTTTTTTTCTATCTGAGCAAGACGAAGTTTTAATTTTAGCTCACGATCTGTAAGATCCATTAGGGGTCCCTTTCGACCTTAAATATGCCCGTTTTTTTATCAGTTAACAAGAAAAGATGTTTCACGTGAAACATCATATCATTTTTCACGTAAATATTTGTTTGGAACATGGTCCTTGACCTCGTGCCACACAACGCCCGTGCCGCGATTTTTGGACGCCAGAACGACAGCCGCGAACCGCGCAATTCGACCCGATACGGAGGGGACCCTTGCAAGATTTTTGGGGGTGCTGCTTAAATATTCCTTGCAATCTTATAAGATAAATCTTATATATTAGCAGCGGTAATATTGCCGCGATATAACGGAGTAATGTAGTGAAAGATAAAACAATAACCGTGAAAGAAATCAGCACTGGCATTCGTTCAGAGTGGACGGTTCAAGAAATTTTAAACGAAATTAACCGCGACCGTTCTGAAAACTGGGAAGATTACACGGTAGAAGATTGGGAAGAAGGTTGGAACGAATGGTGCGAGGGTGATATCTGGAAAATAGTAAAACGCGAGGAATAGATATGACTGACGAAGATTTAAGATTTAATATTCGTAATGGATCTATTCATTATAAAACAGTAACCGTAAACGGTTGTGAAATACTAGCGTCAATAGAAGTAGCAAGAAATAAAAAGGGGCGTTACATACTAGCCTATAATAAACATAATAGTGTACATCCATATGTCACCGCTTGGTTACGGTATGACGACCAGAAGCAATGGTATTGGGGTGATTATCTTGAAACAATAGAGGAAGCAAAACGAAGCTTATTTGATAGGGCGCTCGCGACTCTGTAACCACTAACAACGCAACAAAAAACCCACCAGGAATTTTTACTGGTGGGTTTTTTTATTTGGTGGGCGTTTTATTATTGGAACCGTTATTTATAAGAACCGAATAATTTTATTTTTCGTCCTTGGCCAAGAATAAGAAAATCTTCAAACGATAAACCGTTTCTTTCCGCTGTTTCCCAGTCCTCCCTAAATTTTTGAGCGTGTTCATCGTGTAACGAAAATGTCCACCCCTCTTCGTAATTTGAAATTGTAACACAGTCGTCATCGTCCTTCATTGCATATCCGCCAATAATCATTTTTAAGCCGCCTTTCTTAGTTCTGCGTCTAATGGGATAAATTCTAATTCGTGTTTACCTTTACGCAATAAGGCACGTTTTACTACTTCCCCGTCAACATAAAATCTAAACTCTTTATCCCCGTTGGTATGTTCGCGGTGCGTGGTTGTATGTCTTATAAAAGTATGGCTATTTTGGGAACTGGTGCCAACTCTCACCTCTACTTCCCCAGTGTTCTTAACTCCATAGCTCTTACTGCTTCCGTAAATGCAAGCGGTAATTATGTTCCATATTGGATATTGTCTCATTGTTTTTGACTCCTATTAAATCACGATGAAATAACCGTATTATCAATATACGATTAATCCCATAAGTATGCAAGCATTATTTATCTATAGGTTTTTGGTAGGTTTCACGGGGCGCGGATGGGCCGCATTCACTGTTTTAATATATAAAAAATGGGACGCACAAAACGTCCCATCTTTAATGATATATATTAAACTTATTTCACAATTTTAAGATCCGGCTTTGCTGTTGTTTCAATAAAAACGCCCGCGATCTCTTTAATTGTAGTTATTGGATCAAATGGTTTTTCACATCTCATAGGCATTAGAATTAAAAAACAATCGTCACGGCTTATAAATGTTACGGGCGCGGGATTGTTGCCGTTATAATGGATAGTGGATTGCGTTTTCAATAGTTTATTAACCTTGCCAATATCACCTATGTAAACGGGGTTAAATTGTGCGGGTTCATTGCTCACGGGTTCGGTTACTAAAACTCTTCGCCAGTTGGGAAAAGTTCCGTCAATAGGTGCAAAGTTAATATTCCCAATAATTTTGTCCCACTCATTAACTAAAACAGTTGTCCCTTTATGGCCAGTTAAAACTTGTTTTATAATTTCATTCGGAATTATAAACGGTTCAAAATTACTACAAGCGTCATCAACTTGTACTTTCGCAACAAACATTCTATGGCCATCTGTTGTTACTATGGCCACGCCCGTCTCGGTTTTTTCAAAATAAACACCGTTTAAATTATAACGTGTTTTTTCTTTACTCGAAAATAATAGAGCTGATTTAAGCAATTCTGTTTTTACTTCAAACATTTTTGACTCCTTAAAAAGATGAGCATAATTGCTCATATTAAAAGTTATATAATATTATCGCATACTTTGCAACAAAAAAAAGGGACGTCTTTTTAGACGTCCCAAAGTTGCGAAAAACTTATTCTTTATGCGGCTAATAATTCCAAGGCAACCCGTTGCGCCTTTTGTTTTAGCTTTCCGCCCGTTCCATCACCTAAAGCATGACTCGCAATTTGATGTTCTAACCCGCGATTTTTTACGGGGCGCTGATCTGCCAACCATGTGACGGTATTGAATGCACCCCATAATGTACCGTTTGCGGAGTCCATATCAAATCCCGCATTCACGGGCGCGGGTTTAGTTACATCGTTCGGTATTTTGGCAATACGAGAAAGTTCAGCATTTACCGCTTCTATAATTTCCGCATTTGCTTTTTTACCTTCAGCAATAAACTCCTCACCTTTATAATATGCCATAGCTTTCCTAACGCCTTGTGACCAAACAATGACGCCATCTTTTTCTTTTTCTTTACCGCCCATTACCATACGAAAAAATTCCAACGCCTCTTGATTAGACAATGCACGTTCCGCCATTTTACGGGCAATTTTTGCATATTCGCCAAACGCTTTAGCATTGTATCCTAAAGCTGTTTTTACAGCTTCCATGTCAAATGGTACTCGATGGTCGTGTTTAATAACTTCATCCGAGCCTTGCATTGCCATAGTTAGGGTGTTGTTGCATACAACCCGCACGTTAGTCGTTAAAAATCTATTAGCATCCGTACCCGAATGATTGATATTTATGGTGGGTTTACTGGTTATCGTGTCACCACCTTTTATATCTTCAACCAAAGGCGTGTCTAATTGTATCCACATGGATGAGCCACCAAACAGCGCTCCTGCGGTGCTTATTTCATAACCAAAATTATGACAAATGTTTTCGGCAAGTTCATACGCAACACTATTTTGAACAGGGATGTACTGTCCCGCTATGTACGGGCCTATAACTTCGTTCCTATCAGTACGGGCAATATGATAACTGTCCGGAATATCAACACCATTGCGTTGATTTGGGGCTATCTCAACTTTATAATCTGTACCCGATTCTCTCGCCCACGTTTCAATGGACGAGCCTTTTTTGACAATTTGAGGGTTTGTTTCATCGGAGTGCCACGGTGCCTCCGATCCCTCGACATACGCCATAGCGATACGTCCGTCATCTTGTGTGTCTAATTGGTGTGCCATTTTTTTGACTCCTTTTGTTTAGGCGTGATTGCCTATGTAATAATATGCGCCTTATCTTATAACGTGTCAAGCGCTCATGTAATAAAAGCCATATAAAGTTTTTCAAGTGTTTTTACTTCTTCTTTTGTTATTTCTTGAATGGAATAAACTATAACTTCTCTATAGTCACATTCAAAATCGTCCTCATAAACCTCCTTAATTATCTCACTCTTACTCATATTTGTAGTATCTTTTTTAAGTATAGAGTACTCATAATAAGAGTTTTCACCGTCAAAAATTTCAAATCCTACTAAGGTAAATTTCTGTTTCATTTTATAATCCCTCGTATATGTACATCATTCAACCTCCTTGGAAACCCAGACCCAAGCTTGAACCCAAACCCCCTCATCAGTGGTGCTTGTTTTTGGATCTACATCAATCTCTATGTTATCACAAACATAAAGCTTTCGAGCGAGCTTTATAACGTCTTTCATTATCTTTGACTCCTAAAGTTTTTAATCCTTATTTGACCATCCTCATCTAAATAAAATTCATCACCTCGTTCGTCTATCCACTCCAATATTCTTTTTTTAAAATCTTCTGATGTCAGTTCACCATTTAAAATACTCGCTATAATTTTTAGCAAGTCTTCTATATTTGTACAGTTAGGTTGACAGAAAATATCAAAAAAACACTCACCTATTGTATCGGGGTGAAATATAAAATTTTTCATTTCCATTTACCTACGCTTTCTATAAGTCTTACGACTTCGGTTCAACTTTGCGCCCCTTCGAGCGTGTTCTTCCCAATCCGCCCCATAAAGCAATCGAGCAATCCAACTAAATAAAAACATCATTCAATCTCCTCAACATCAATAATGTAATCTTTTATATGATCGTCCCAAATAACTTCTGAGGCTTCTTCTCTAGCTTTCTCAGGACTATCAGCCTCCACAGTAAAACCGTGATATACAGTTACGCGAACCCTATAGTTCTTCTTTTCCATTGTCTCTACTCCTGATATGTTAACATATAAGAGTATATAGTATTAGTTAGATGTTATCAAGCTAAAAATTTTAGGCCAGTCAAAAGGCTCTAAACAATGGTGTGCGGGTTCGACCTTGGATAGGCCGTCCATGCGTAAAGCTACGGCATTTTTACCGTGATATAAAAAACATTCGGAAGGATCTGCGTGTTTTTTTACTAATACCCAAACGCTTCCGGCCTTATGCCGTGTTAGCCACGAGACTTGACTAGGTAGAAGATTAACTATGTTACCCGATCTGACAAACTTGAGTTCAACAAAATGAAATTTACCAGAACCGTCACAAATTAAAAGATCAGGTATCCCTGCACTAACGCTGTTCTCAATCCGCGTCAGTAACAGCTTCGGTTGTATCTTTTGAGCCGCTGTCTTCACCTGACGATAAAATCCGCTTTCGGACTTTACTGCGATTGTTACGATTTTCTTCTGGCGTGATGTTGATTGTGACTGGCTCATAGCTAGACTTTATTTCTTTTAAGGCTTTTAAAACATCGTCCTTGCTCATGCTATCAATAGAGCCATGACGAACCTCTGATTTATTAACATAAATATCACCATGCGCTTGTCCCCTGCGGTATTCCGCTTGCACTGCCGCGCTGTAAGCACCGTTTTGAAGGGCTTCGTCTCTAATTCGTTGGAGTTCTCTCATATGTCGGGAAAAAGTAATTCCGTATTTCTCGTCAAGTTCC